GTAGGTTCTATTTCATTTATATCAACGTTTTTAAACGCATCGCCAAATTGATTTGAGAATATATTACCAACACCAGTTACGTCATTAGCGTTTAGATTATATTTTCTAACGTTTTCTGATTCTGGGATTAAGAAAAAATTAACTTCCTTAAATACATAAAATGATCCGTTCATAAATGGGAAGTCTATTGAATTACCATTTTCATCGAAAAATCCAACATTAAAAATATCACGCCAAATGTATTTTTCACGTTGTCTGCTGTATACTGAATGGCTTGGTGCCACTTGTACGTTTTCATCGTCCTCAATATAAGGAGAACGTAATTTTAATTGGATTTTAGTAAACGGGTTATAATGAAACAAAACATTTTTATAAATAAACCTATGACTAATATGTGTAATTTCAGTTTCTGTTAAATTTTCAGTTGTATATTCACATAATGAATGTAAAAATACATCACCCAATTTTGGTTTAGAATTTAAAATTTTATTATTAACTATCGTTTCAATACCATAACCATTACCAACATTTTCTATGTACCTTGAAAAATGAGATTCAACATCACTAAAAGAATTTGCTATTGGTTGGCCGTTTTTTATAATACCAATGTATAAATCACTAATTGGCTCATTGATATTATTGAATAAATTGTCAATGTTTAAATCACGGTTCAGTGTAAAATTATAAATTTGTTGCCCGTAGTTATTTACAGAAAACGCACAAGGATCAAGCTCATCAATAATAGCTACAACCTCTAAACTTTTTACATAATACTCTAATAATTCTTTTTCAACAACTTTTGAAATATAAAAATCGGGTCTGATAAGCGACTGTATTTTTGGTCTTGGTGTATTAATTATTGTGGCTACTTCAATTTGTTTAAAAATTAAATTATTAATTTTTTGATTTGTTTTTTGTTCATTAAATTGTGCTGTGGTTTTAGCCGCATTTGTAAAATCATCAACATTTTTTGAAAAAACTTTTGTATTTTGTACTGTTTCTTCTCTATAAATTGTTTTGATTGGTTTAGCGTTTATATAAATTATATTTGGTTTAATGTCAACCACATCGTAAACCTTAGAATCCAATAAATCAGTATCAATACTATCAATTTTTATTTTATCACCAATTTGGAAATTATGCCCAAGTGGTAAAAAAATAGCTAAGTTATTAGAATTTAATGTTGAATTATAGATTCTACCTGGTAAACCTCTTTTAAAATCCAAATCAATTACAACATCATTTCCATTTCTTTTTTCTAATTTTTTAACGCCCTTAATATAGGTTTGTTTACCATTAGGGTCGACTTTTGATTCTATTCTTTTTGATTTTAATAAAACAATTGTCCAATTAAATAAATTTAAATCAAATAAATTACTATCAATATCTACTTTAACGTCTGTATTATTTGTGAGTCTTTGATTTACATTAAAGTTTAAAACAGGGTTTATTTTACCATATATTCTAAAGTTATTAGACTGTCTTTTTTCTTCAATATATTGTGTTTGTTGAGATATATCATAAAATAAATTAGTTTCGTATCTAATTTTTTTATCCTCCTCAAAAACAATTCTAGTACTTAGCTCTTTATTTCTTGAGCCAGCAAATTTTTTCTCACCTAATATTTCAATAATATCACTCATTTGACAAAATAATTAGTTTCAATATCATATAAAGCGTTAGCACCTTTCCATAGACCAAAGTAATAATAATTACCTTTGTAGCTATTTGATGATGTTGCTGTTTCATCAGATGATGTTGTTATTGTTTGTTCTGGGACTTCAACAAAAATATCAGCAGAATCTAATTTAGGTGATATGGACGCACTTTGTTTTAAAGTTAATCTGTTAATTGATTGCGTTCCTTTTCTAAAAGATGAGTAAACCTGATCTTTAATTAAATCATCAAGATCGTCTGTTATATCATGTAAATAAACCTCAAGAATCGGTTCCTTACCATTATATTCAACCGAGTTTATAAAAACCCCATATGTGTGATAATCAAAAGCAACTTGATTGTAGGCTTTGTGCACCCCATTTGAATTTACATTAGCACCTTTCTTTTTAGATAATTCAGATGCATATAAACTTGGTGTGAATACCTCTGTTGTATTATCACCGTAATTCCAGGTATTATTATCACCAAATATATTCGTACCATTAGATGTGATAAAATCATTTGCTGAAAATAACTCAGAGTAAACTGAACCAGAATTTTTACCATTGTCTTTTTTAACACCAATACCTAAATACATTTCCCAATCACCAACCCACTCGTTATAAGTATCTTTTAAATCTTGCCATGGCTCTGTTAATAATCGGTGTGGTCTTTTTAATTCATTGTCTTGGTAATCAGTATAAAATCTCGGTAATAATATTGAGCCAATAATCGTTGGTTCATCGATATTGGTAACTTGATTATAGTGTAATGGAAAGTTCCAATAAATTGCTGATTTATTAGGGTTATATTGTGGAAAATACCCAACAAAGTTACCTGGTAACAAGGCATTTTGTAGTGAGTGCTTTCTGTGTATAGTTTTAACGGTATAAAATTTTCTGCGTTTGTTTAACAAATCGTATTCAAACAACCCACCCCAAGTACCTTCCCAACCACCAAGCCATACGTCACCAGTTGCTGTTGATGGGATTCTTACACCAGGTAATATTTGATTACCAAATCCACCCCAAGGTAATCTTCTACCCGTCCATCTATCATCAGTATCATAAATTTCAAAAGCGTAGTATGCTTTTGTTGGTATTCCGTTATTAGTATCTTTAGATGGCACCAAATCACCAAATTCGTTTGTTACATAGTAATCCATGTACATTGGTAATGATAGTCTAAAAACACCATTATAATAAGATCCAGTGAAGACACCTAATCTTTTTCTGGAACCTGGGTTTAATTTATCATCCAAACGGTATACCACAATTTCCATTTTTTGATATGGGTAAATATCACCAGTTACATAACCTAAAGAACTATCATTTCCATGTATTTCTGGTCTTCGTGTGTTTATGTTATAGTCATAATTTGGGTTTATCGTAAAACCACCACTTGGTGAGTGAATAAAACCAAAAAACACGGCTGTTGGTGTGTATTTAAAATTAACTTTAAAATCACATCTAGTTATACCAATATCACAAAAATCATCATCACCCCAAAAAGGTGAAACTGTTATTTTTTTAACTTGATGGAATATATTTGGCATTTCATCAATATTAACCTTTGGTTCAACCTCAAAATTATTATTACCTAAATAAATAAAATTAGGTACTTTATTTCGATTAACAACACCTTCTTGTGCATCCAGCGAATTCGCCAACATCAATGATCTTAATTCCTCAACACTACCATTTAAACTAATCTGTTCAACTAAATCATTAGCCGTAATCTCAAAAGAATTTGTGTCAAAAACATCAAAGTCCATTACGATATCATGTTGCCCAGTGGGAACACCAAATATCATAAAATCACCCGACTCGTTTGTTGTTGTCGTGTACTTATAATATTTTTCCATTATCTCAAGATATTGTGGATAATGTGTAAAATCGCTTTCATGCGGAAAATTACCGATAGCTTTATGGCTTGGGTTTTTTTGGTTTCTGATTCTAGGTAATAAATTGTACCTAACACCATTTGGGTATGTATCTGTAACAGTTTCAAACGGATACAATTCAAGAATTTCAGGTCTTTCTTTGTCTTCTACTGTAATTGGTATAAAAACACTAACTTTTGCGTTTTGAACCCCAAATCCATTATTCAAAAGAACTCTACCAACAATAACACCAAAATTTGAGCATTGTCTCGTATAAGTTTCTGAATTAGTAATTTTTAAACTAAGAATTTCAAGGTTATCAAACTCTTGTTCTAGATTAAATTTTATTACTTTATCATTTACTGAAAAATCTACTGGGATTCTTATGTTTCTATCCATATTAAGCGCCTAATAATGTGTTTTGTGTTGTTGGTATTACTGTAATGTCTTTTTCTGGTACTCTTAATTGTAATATTTGATCAGCATTTACTCGTATAACACCACCAGAAATATCAATTTCATTTGTATTTACATTTATAAAAAGAGAATCATCCAATCTACTAAAAGAATACTCACCCCCAATTTTATTAAAACATTTAATATAGTTAATATTTAAAACACCATCAATTTGTGATAATTTTTTAATTAAATCACCAACTAAATAACTTTGGCCTAATTGCATTTTATCTTTTGAAAACTCATCTCTTAATATTGCAGCTATTCCAGCGATTGCATTAACTTGTGATCCAGCTTCGCTTAAAATTGATATTTCAAAAGATATATCAATAACATCAGCTGGTTTAACAACAACATAATCGTTTATCATTCTATATCTTGATAAATAATTTGCAACATTTTCTAATACAGTTGATGATACAATATTTGATAAAGCTCCACTTGTATCTGTTGATAAAACACCGACATTAATTTTATTTTGTATTTGTGTTACACTTACCTTTGATGGTACACCAAATTTAGCTGGCATACCAAGTAAAATTGTTTTATAATCTTGTAAAGTAACAGCTCTATTTTGGGCCGCAAAATTATATGAAATATAGTTTCTTAATTCTTCAATTCCAGGTGCGTCACCACCACCAATTGCTGGTGTTACATTTATAACATTTAACGAACCCTGAACAATCGCATTTATTTGAGGTTCTGGGCCATTTATTTGCATAGAAATTACCCCAACCGTATCAATTGTCCCAACACCAACATTAGTATCTGCGCCACCACCAATTCTATATTTAACATACATTGTTGTATTGTTTATTGGCGCTAAACCAAGACCCTGATTATTTAAAAAACTTGTTAAATTAAAAGCGCCAGCATCGACAAAATCATCAAGAATATCAACACCTTGATCAGTTGCTGACCCAAATGTTATTACACAAAATCCATTAGGTGTGTATTCTTTTATATACCTTCTATTAACCTTAGTATAATCACCTTTATATATACCATTAATAGGCGATACAGTTCTGTCCTCAACAAATATTGTATCTTCAGCTAATGACGGTACTTCGTACCATTTATTAACACTGGTATTAAACTCTAAATTGGTCGGTAACGTTTGAAAAGATGTACCATTTTTATGTATAATTGAATCTATCGATAATACATTATCTTCTGGTAAAGTTATTTGATAAAATGATCTTGTATTTGTTATTTTTTGTGTATAAATTCTTGTTGCACCAGCTATTACAATTCCAGTTTTTGTTATTCTATATGCGGATAGGATGCCATTTTGGTATATTGGTGTCTTTGTCCTATCAACATTACCAGAAATGTTAAAATTTGAGCTAAAATCAATATCATATAACAATTCAAAACTGTTTGTCCCCGCTAAAAATTGTGAACCCGAATATAATATGGGTAAATAACGCCTATCTTCAGCATCACCCCTTACAGGTACCTGTACTGAAAATTGACAAACAGCAACACTAGCAGACCTACTAGGTAATTTTAACCCATATGTCTTAGCTATATTATATAACGACTGTCTTTCTTGTGCATAATCAAGTACTGTTTCTTGCAATGCACGGTCAATGTGAAAATGAAGATTATCAGCAATTGCTGCATTTAAATCTAAAAAAACAGAAAATACCGATGCATCATTAAAATTTTGCACCAACCCTGGATAATACTGTTTAATAAAATTGATTTGTTCATTTTTTAATGATGAAAAATCACGTTTACTGTAATTAATTTGTTTAGCCATATTATAATACTAATGTTACTGTCCCAACTGATTGAAACGTTCTTGAGTTTACTGTGTAATCAATGTTTATTTTTATTGTGTGTTGTAGTTGATCGTCATCAACATACTCGATATCATCAAAAAATTTCTGAATTACAATTTTATTAATTGTTAAATTCGGTATATATTTTTCAACAGCGTCTATAATTTCATCCTCTATTTTACCCATAGTTATATCATCAAGTGGTTCAAAAATATATTGATATAAATTTGTACCAAAATCGGGTAAGTAATATCTACTACCCTTTCTTGTTAATAAAAGGTGGATCAAATTTGATTTGACTTCTAACTCAGGTGTTTCAGTTAACCTTAAAAAATCACCATTTACACCGTCAAGGAATGGAAAGTTTACACCGTATGTTGTTTTCCTAATATTCATGATTTTATTTTCTCATAAATAGTAAGAAAATTTATTTTATTGTAAACAAAAAAGCCACCAAACGGCGGCTTTAGATATTAACTTGAGCATCCAAAACACTCAAATTGACTGTTTTCTGGTTTTTTAGGTGGTAATTCTGCTGAACCACCAGCGGACAATTTAGTATTATTTTCTATCTTTGATTTTGTTCTCGTGTAATAAGCACCAGATTTCAAACCAATTTTCCAAGCATACATTAAAGCACTTGATATTTTTGAATATTTCGCATCGGAATGATACACATTTAAAGATTGTGATTGATCAACGAATTTATTTCTTATTGCTGATAAATCCAAAAGAACTCTTTGTGGTATTTCCCACACATCTTTGTACCTGTATCTAATTTCTTGCGGAATTTCATTAATCATTTGAACGCTACCGCCGTTAGCAACAATTTTATTTTTAATATCATTGTTCCATATACCGAGTTCATCTAATTCATTCACTAAATGTTTGTTTATCACAAGAAATTCACCTTGCCCAACACGTCTTGTAAATAGATTAGATGTTACTGGTTCAAAAGATTCGAAAACACCAAGTAAAATTGCTGACGATGCTGTTGGCATTAAACCCAATAACAATGAGTTTAACATTGGGATTGGTTTACCAGCTGGTAGTGGACTCCATCCTTCGATGTATGTTTCACCTTTTGCGTATGGACTACCCGCCCATGATGGATAAGTTCTACCTTGTTCGTTAGCCATTTTCATTGATTCAGTAACAGCGGCTTTATACATTGTTTCAAAAATGTCATTATTCCACTTCTTAGCTTCCTCACTCTCAAATGAAATTTTCTTTTTGGCAAAGAAGTCAGCAAGACCCGCAACACCAATCGCTAAAGATCTCTGGTCTAAACCCGCAATTTCACTCCAATCATCACTCCATTTATTCTTATCAATTACCGCATTTAAGCCTCTAACCATAACTTTGGTACTCTTAGCAATACTTTCGAGCGTATCGTGTTCAGCCAAATTGATTGAACCCAATGTACATTGTGAGGTGTAACCTGGTTTTGACACATTTGTAATTTCAATACAAAGATTACTTTGTTTTACAACACCAATATTTCTTTGCATGTTTCTTTTGTTGGCGTTGTCCTTGAAGAACACATAAGGTCTACCACTTTCAACCTGAGCTTTGATGATTGCATCCCAGATTGTTTTAGGGCTAATTGACACACCCAAACCTAACCCAACAGCTTTGTTGTATTCAGCAACAAATTCATCACCCCAGGTTTCATGTAATGGTTTTAAACCAGCTTTTGCAATCTCACTTGGGCAGAATATGTGCCAATCCTCACCATTGGTTAATTTTTCCATGAATAGGTCATTAACAACAACCGCAGTAAATAAGTCACGGGTTCTCAATTGTTCATCACCAATTGGTAATGTTAATTCAAGAAAATCCATAATGTCTCGGTGCCACAATGAAAGGTATAATGCGCAACTTCCTGAACGACTACCTTGTTTGTAGAATCTCATTTTACTTTGCACCATATCAGCTAATCTAACAACACCACCCGCATTACCATTAAATGAGCCGACCATTGAGTGGCGACTTCTTAATGGGTCGATTAGCATACCGATACCCGCAC